ACGAGCATCACGGGCGTTTGGCCGAGTTGTGTGGAAGTGTGGAAAGTGAAGACTCGTGCACCGTTGCAGCCTTTAGCTTGGTGCAACGGGCAACAGAGGCCAAGGGATGGCTGGATATGTTTATCTTAGCCTTAACCAAGCTAGAGCAAGACTTGCTTACAGCAAGCCATCTCTTTGAGGATACCCCACCCCCTGGGGAAGCTACAAGTTAGGGGAATATAAGGAGTAGATTATGACCAGAACACAAGAAGCAGAAGCGCGGCGGGCAGAAAAGCTCGTCCTCGCCCGACAGGTCGAAGACACGGTGAAGGAGTACCACGACTCCATGACTGACCTAGCCAAGGCTACGATGTGGACTCTACAGCGAGCCTCGGGGATGTCTACAGAGAAGGCTATGGACATAAGGGTCAAAGCGGGGGCTATATCGTGACTACATCAGGCAAGAAGATACTCTTTACCATCGGCGATAACCTTAGCCGTCACCTAGACCATATCGTTGAGCAAACCCGGCTCCGGTTGCATCTTCCGCCCCTCATCGCCGAAGACGACAGGGAGTTGCACGAATACATTGCCATGCTTAGACGGGTGAGCAATGAACGCATTGCAAGAACACTGGTTCAGGATCAAGACGCAGCTCAAAATTAGTGCCCCTCCGTTGGGGCAAGCAAGTTTCGCCGGGAGTAACATAACCAGGGAAAGACCTTAGTTACTTTGCTAAAAGTCGAAGTTAACGAGTACCCCCACCGGCGAGGGGGATGTTCAAAAAATCTGCGGGAAAGAAAGGAGAACTTAAGAAACGGAATAGATGGAGAATAGCTAACGGCGGGCATTGCATAGCATCACGAACGACCACGGGATCTTTTAGGGCAGGCCCGCCGTTTTCCTTGAGTGGTACGGGGGGGTAAGGAGCAATTATGGATACGGAAAACGGAATAGGACATGAACGGAGTGTTGAGATAGAGACACAGGAATTGCTTTACAAGAGGGAGCCACTTCTAAAGCAATTGCAGGAAATCGAGTCTGGGCTAGCGAAAGTCAAGAATGAAATTCGGGGGCACGGAGGAAAGCGGATGGAGAACAAAGAATACGCTAGACTCACTACCATGCAAGCGCGCTATGTGGCTCGCAAAACGGAAATTATGCCGCAGATCCAACAGATCAAAAGTCGGCTCCGTGATCTTGGGAATACTAAACGCATAGAATTTGAGAAGCAGTTTTTAGAAAGAAGCGTGGAAGATAGTTCTCCTGTCGTGCAGGAACTTACGATACTGCGCACGGAGTATCAAACCTTTTCTGCCGATCCCACGCGGGTCGGTTCGATGCGTCGGATGGCGGCAGAATTCGCTCTTAGACTAGATCGAATCATTCAGCGGGCGGTTCGCTCCGGCATTACTAAAACAGAAAGAATTCGGGCAGAAGAGGAGAATAACAAGTGATCACCTCAGCGGAATATGAAGCGATGAAAGAGGCCGATTGGTTTGGCCCGGTGATATGGGGCAAGGTGACAGATGACAGGCTCCATCTCTGACCAGCAATTATCCTCGCCGTGATGCGAGACCAGGAAATAGGAAAAGATGAACGTCATAGGGAGTGGATCAAGCCCTTGTGGTCATTCTGGACAGAGAGCGATCATGATGCGGTTACTCAAGATACTGCCGAGGCGTTTGGTTGCAAAACCTGGCGGGAATATTTGGGGCGATTGTCCGATGAAGGTCCCGGGATTATGAAACGGTTACAGAAACCACGAGCCAGGAGGAAGAAACGTGCCTGACTGTCAATGTAACTGTTGTGTACGAGCGCGGGATATACTCAATCAAAAAATTATGGCGTTGCGGAATGATTTTAAGCTATATCAGGAGCACGATCACCAAAACGCAATGGATAGCCTCGCTTCTGAGATTGGCGTGTTAGTGCGAGTGCGGGATGCCATGAGCGACAATCCGCTGGCTAGTGAAGAGGCCATTTCACCAGTGCCACTCTTTGAAAAGGCCACAAAATGAGTACCAGCCAAGCCGACTACGATTTGCTGTTAGCCAGGACAAAAGCAAAAAAACCGAAAGAGGTTCCGGCTAACCCTCCTACCAGCAAGAAAGCTGGCAAGGTGCCGCATACGCCAGTGGAAGCCGATGGGTATACATTCCCGAGCGGCGCGGAGTATCGCCGATATCTAGAGCTATGTTGGATGGTGAAGGCTGGGGTTATTCGAGACTTAAAAGTGCATACCAAATGGCCCTTGGAAGTGAACGGGGAACTGATTGGCACCTACGAGGACGATGCGAACTATTGGACTACGAACTTGAAATATGGAGTAAAGCGTCTTGAAGCCCCAGAAACATTTATCGTGGAAGAAACAAAATCCAAATGGACCGTAAAAGACAAATGGTATCAGCGAGCTAAAAAGCTCATGTTTGCGTGTTACGGCATAAAACTTTCTGAGGTAATAAGGTGAAGATCACTGCTGATGATCGGCCCGTGGCTCTGTATGTGATGGTCTTTCTGAATGGCAAACTTTGTCAACGACGCATATTTTCTGCTGATGAAGAAGCCGGAACTCTCATGGTGTACGCGGAGAATGAAAAAGGGCATCTCTATAAACAGGTTGGGACCAATGAACCGCAGATGGAGACTCTGGATGGTAAAGTAGAAATCCTACTGAAGCCTAATGTCACTCCCGGTGTTCGCCGATTGTATGATGGCATGCGGACCTACGGAAATGGCGGACAATCGGGATGAGCACCCATGCCGATAACCTGAGCCACTGGTTCGACACCGGGCACGCGAACGGATGGGATACCATGCTCGTTGCGCATGTCCACGAGCAGAATGTTGATGTCCCGGTCTACGCAACCGTGGCAGGTTTTCCGGCTGTGTATCAAGACCTGCTCCACAATGCCAAACTCATCATTCTGGAGATTTACGATCTCCACGAAAATAAGGGACAACAATTATGGGAACATCGAAGCTGGCATCCACCAAAGGAGGGGAGATGCCCGCCAGTCACCGTGTAAGATACCTCGATCATTTTATTGTGATCGTCTGCGTCTTCGTGATTGTGGTCTCTCTGTGTGGCATTGCGATTCTGTGGAGGGGGCCATGACACCGTACTACGAAGACGAACACTCTGTGATCTATTGCGGGGATTGTCGGGATATTTTGCCACAGCTTGAGCCGGTAGATTTGGTGCTGACTGATCCACCGTATGGAATTAGCTATAACCCTAATAGATATAAAAAATGGAATGGTGACCTGTCTGAATTTTCGGTAGATGGGTTGTATCCAGCCAGCGCATATTAGTTTCCCGTCAGCCCTCGCTGCTAATATTGATTTGCAAAGGTCAATTAGAACAGTAGCGTCATATCCGTGCGCTTTTTCGCTAATCGCATTTTCCACGGCCGCACCAGGACGTTGAAAAATAATAGGATTTTCGATTTTTTCCTTTAAGTCGCGGCCGATATAATTCCCCATAGTTTTGCTGTTCACAAAAACACTTTTTAGTGAGTTGAGAAGTTGAAGAAGCTCACATAAAAGTGATACCTTCCTGCTCACGGGGACAGGCATGGGCGAGAATACACTCTATTACGGGAACAATCTTGACGTACTACGGCAGGACATTAGAGACGAGTCGGTAGACCTTATCTATCTGGACCCACCCTTCAACAGTCAGGCGGCATATAACATTCTGTTCCGTTCTCCGACTGGAGAGCAATCACAAGCTCAGATTGAAGCTTTTGAGGATACTTGGCACTGGACAGACGAAGCAGAGAAAGCTTTTGATGAAGTAATGATGTGCGGTAATACGGATGCTGCCGAAATGCTGAGAGCCATGCGGTCATTTCTGAAAGAAAACGACATGATGGCATATCTAGCAATGATGGCCCCACGGTTAGTAGAATTACACCGTGTGCTGAAATTTACAGGAAGTATTTATCTCCACTGTGATCCTACCCCGAGCCACTACCTAAAAATACTGATGGATGCTGTGTTTGGAGCAGAAAATTTTCTGAATGAAATTATATGGCAGAAGATTCGCTCTTCTAAGGGGCAGACTAAGGGGTTCGGCAATGTCCACGACACTATCTTAGTATTTTCTAAGACCAGGGGGGCGTTCTTTCAGCGGCAATATGTCCCTTTAAGCGAGGCACGATTAAAACAACACTATTCTTTAGTGGAACCTGAGACTAATCGACAATATATGCTTGATAACTTTACCCAAGCGGGACAAGGGCCGCCTCGTCAGTTTGGAGATCAGGTTATTGCTCCGCCAGCAGGAAAGCACTGGATATGGTCACAAGAGAAAATAGATCAGGCTTTCCCCGAAGGACGAATTGTTTTTACGTCGAAAGATATGGTGAGGGTAAAGCGATACTTGGACGAATCACGGGGCAATCCTATTGAAGACATCTGGACAGATATTTCACCGCTTAATTCTCAAGCTGTTGAGCGGCTTGGTTATCCTACACAAAAACCAGAAGCTCTATTAGATCGTATTATCCAAGCAAGCAGTAATGAGGGCGACATAGTCTTAGACCCGTTTTGCGGCTGTGGTACGACTATTCATGCCGCACAGAAGCTACGACGACAATGGATCGGTATTGATATTACTCACCTTGCTATATCACTCATTGAGAAACGGCTGAACGATGCATTCCCCGGTATTACCTACGAGGTGCGTGGTACTCCAAAAGACCTTAGCGGGGCAAGGGCTCTTGCCGCTGCTGACAAGTATCAATTTCAATGGTGGGCGGTTTCTTTAGTCAATGCCGTGCCTTATGGCGGTAAGAAGAAGGGAGCCGACACCGGCATTGATGGACATATCTATTTCAAGCCGGACGGCAAGACGACCGAGAAAGCTACTGTGTCCGTAAAAGGTGGGGAAAATGTTGGCGTTGCTATGATTCGTGATCTTGCTCATGTTGTAGATCGAGAAAGAGCCAAGATCGGTGTTTTTATCACACTGGCTGAACCGACACGCGCTATGCAAACTGAAGCCGTGAAGACAGGATTTTACGAATCTCCTTTCTCTGGCAAGTTTCCCAAAATTCAGATTTTGACGATTGAGGAATTGTTCGCAGACAAAAAACCGCAGATTCCGTTGATTGACGCCACCTCTTTTAAGAAGGCGAAGCGAGAAGACACGGCAAAACAAGGCAAGCTGTTCTGACCTTAGCAACACACTATGACCCCACTACCATCTTTTCCACGTCTAGGGATATGCAAACCCACACATTTTGTGTAATAACAAGGCAAATTTAGTAAGGAGGTGCATCTATGTCAAAGAATAAAGGGAAGAAAACCAAGCCGCAGCAACAGAAGCCCACCAATACCCCACGCCAGCGCTAAGCGGAGGGGAGTATGAAAGAAGAATACACCCGCCCCTCTTCTTCTCAGCCTTTTCAGGAGGGCAACGCCAATCATCCTTCATTTGCCCATCGCAATCATTCCGCTCGCTTTGTCTGTGGATGCGTGACTATGCCGACCACAGAACCCACCATGTGTTGCCCGTGCGGTGCGGAATATCTCTATACCGTGGTCGATACGATTCAACGCTTTCATTGCTACGATTGTGGACGGCGCTTATATGCCCGTTCCACATTAGGACGTTCACTATGAAACATTTTACCGTTCCTTCTTCCGTGCGCCCGCCTCCAAAGAAGCCGACCCCTCTCCCTCCTGGCAGCGTCCCATTCGGAGACGCTCCACCATACTCCGAGCTAATCGAGACCATGTTCTCTGACCTCATTGTTCCGAGCGGGCCCCGTGTTATGTCGGAATATTCCGGCTGTCACCGGCTCATGTTCGCGCTGCTTGAAGAAGCAATCCACACCTACCAAGTCGGCATTCGTCGCATGGACTCCGTGCATCTCGTGCGCGCCGGGAATATTGCCGATGAATGGCTAAACGATTCAGAGGCCCAAGACACCTGTTCCGCCCTCTCAGTTTGTGACGTGCTACACTTAGACTTGCCAAGTCTGCGCAAAGGATTAACCGCGTGGACCGTGCGGGAGATTGCCGGTGAGCATGTCGGTATGCGGAAGACGAGACCGAGGGGGTATCGGTATAAAGCTGGGGCGATGTCTGACTAGCTTTGTCTTCTAGTGTGTGACTTTGCAAATACATAGGTCTACTCTATAACTAAGAGAGAGTATGCCCAAACCTTCCCCTAAATTTACCGAAGAAGAAATACACGCTGCGTTAGAACAGTCAGGTGGATTTTTTCATTTGGCTGGCCGTATCCTGAAATGCCACGCCAAGACGGTCCAGAAATACGCGGCCAAATATCCGGCACTACGGGAGTACGTCGAACAACGCCGGGGTGAGCGCGTGGATATGATTGAAGGGGTACTTTACCAGAAAGCGGCAGCCGGAGAGATTGCAGCCGTAATTTTCTTCCTAAAGACACAGGGCAAAGATCGGGGATACACGGAGCGCCAGGAGGTCACGGGCGAAGACGGGAAGCCGTTGCGGTTCATTGTTGAGGTTCCCCCACGGAGTGAAAGCGCGGAGACATGGCTGAAGCAGTACGAGCCACAGCAGATAGACGAGTAGCCTGGAGGCCACAACCTGGTCCGCAGCAAGCTATGTTAGCTTGTCCAGTCGAAGACATCTTTTATGGCGGTGCGCGTGGCGGAGGCAAGACTGACGGGCTGCTTGGCGACTGGCTTGCGCACGCGGGCCGCTACGGCAAAGAAGCCAGAGGGGTTTTCTTTCGCCGCACCTATCCTGAGATTGAAGAAGTGGAGCGTAGAGCCGCAGTGATCTTCCCCTTGACAGGCGCTCGATTGAACGTCGGCAAACGCACCTGGATATGGGATAGCGGGGCATCTCTCCGTATGCGTTATTTGCAACGAGAAGAAGATGCCGCGCATTATCAAGGGCACAGCAACACCTGGGTAGGAGTAGATGAAATAACGGCTTGGCCGACGCTCTCAGGGTTAGATAAATTACGCGCAACGCTCCGCTCTGCCGCTGGCATTCCATGCGTGTTACGCGCCTCGGGTAATCCTGGTGGGCCAGGACATAATCAAGTTAAAGCCAGGTACATTGACCCGGCTCCTCCCTGGCACCCATTCTGGGATGAGGAAATGAAAACCTGGCGCGTGTTCATTCCCTCCCGGATGGAACACAATTTGTTACTGATGCAGAACGACCCGAACTATTGGCAACGCGTAGAAGCGTCTGCCTCTGGCCGTCCTGACCTCATCAAAGCGTGGCGATTCGGGGAGTGGGACATCGTTGCGGGTGGGCTCCTCGACGATTTATTTGATCCACACCGACATATCATTGAGCCTTTCAATATTCCCGCTTCATGGAAGATTTGCCGAGCATTCGATTGGGGCTCTACCCACCCTTTCTCTGTTGGTTGGTGGGCTATTTCAGACGGAACCCAAGCACCAAATGGGAAATACTATCCCCGTAACTCCGTCATTCGTATTGCTGAATGGTACGGATGGAACAACAAAGCAAACCAAGGGCTCAAGATGCTTGCCATTGATGTAGCCCGAGGGATTGTTGCACGCGAGCAACAGATGGGTATTGCTGACCGGGTTCTGCCTGGACCTGCGGACGCGGCGATGTGGGCGGCGGAGAATGGTGTCTGCATTGCTGATGACATGGTAAAAGGCGGCGCACATTTCATTCAGTCTGATAAATCTCCGGGGAGTAGAAAGACAGGGGCAGAAGCTATGCGAAAATACCTTGCGGCTGCTCGGACGTTTCCCCCTGAATTACCGG